ACGAACACCTGACGGCTGATCGACACACCCGACACCGGCGGCGCAACCGTCACCGTGCATCGGTCCTGCATCCCGAGGTCGAGCAGCGACGCCCACGTTTGACCATTGACCGGATCGCACGACACGCCACGCACTCGGTAGTTGTCGGCCGGCGAACCGATCGCGACCGCCAGCCCCGCGAGCGCCAGCACCGTGTTGTCGTCGACATTTGCAAGATTTGTCTTGGTCCGTCGCGGCACGCCCGAACCGGACACCTGCTCAACGCCACCCGTGCGCGTGTACGCAGTCTGACGAACGATGAACTGGCGCGCCGACGACACCACCGGATCGCGAAACCCAACCGACGCAGCCGAGAACGTCGTCTGCGACGTGTTGTAGCGAGACTGTGTTACCCGACCAGAACGACTCAGGAACCGCAACCCACCGTCCAGGCCGACCGCCAACGGCTCGTACCAGACGGCACCACCCTCGGAGTCGACCACCTCATGCAACTGGTCGAGCCCGTTGCCCTCGAGGTCGGTGGCCTGCAGGTACGAGTCGCCCGTGTCGAGCGAACGCATCGACGCCGAGAACCCGGCAGCGTCAAGGATGCGGCCGACCCTTAGGTTTGACCGTTCGCCGTCGCCGACCGCAGTCACCGACGACCCGTTCCACTGCGCGACCAACGACGACCGGTCAATGACGGTCAGCACCGTGACGGCGTCGTAGCCCAACTCGGGGAACTCGTCCTGCCAGTCCTCCACGATGCCGCAGAACAGGTTGTAGTCAACGCTTGACCACGTCGCCTTCAGGCGCACGCCGATCTCCGGCAACACCTGCGACACACCGCCCGACACGTACGGACCCGACAGGTTCGCCGGAGTGAACCGGCCGTCACGGTTGTCAAGCACGATCGTCGCCGTACCCGGCGAGTAGCGGCCCGTCTCGTCCGAGCTCGGACGGTTCGTGTCGCACGACCGCACGTAGGCCGAGATGTCGGTCCACGTGGAGCCCGAGAAGTTGACGGTGAGCGTCAGGTCCGGGTAGGCCGAACCGAAGCTGATCGTCACGACCGCCAGCCCTTGCCGTTGAGCCGCTCGTACTGCTTGATCGCGGCGATCACACTGTTCGGATCGGCAGCGGTGTTGATGTTGATCGTGTTGCCGCCGCCACCCATGCCGCCAGGCAACGGCGACGACCCGGGCGTGCGGTTCAACGGTACGACCGCCTCTGGTCCAGCCTCGCCGATCAGCGCCATCGTCGGACGAGTCACGATGCCGCCCGTGGCGCCACGCACGTTTGTCCCGCCAGGCACGTAACGGCCGTACGAGCCGAGCGCATTCACTGTGCCTTTGGAGTCGCGGATTTCGGGGATCAGCGGGACAATGAAACCCTTTTGCATGGTGTCGACGAAGGCGCGCACCATGTCAAGGTTGCCTTGATCCAGTTCGGTGATGAGGATGGACTTGGTTTCGTCGGGGATGTCCTCGGACTGCATGATGAAGTCCGCGTACGCCAGCGCTGCGTCATCTGCTGCCGTTTCGAGGTCGCGCCACGTTGACTCCGAATCGGCCATGACCGTCATCAAGTCGCCGACAGCGTCCTGCGCGTTCTGCCACGCCTGCTTGTTGTCGAACTTGCCCTTGAGCTTGTCGTAGGCAGTGCCAAGCTCGGCGGCTGCATCCTTGACGTCATCGAACTTGCCCTCGGTGAGGTCGGCTTCTTCGTTCAGTTTCTGAAGCTCACGGTAGAAGTCGGTTGTGCCCTTGGCGGCCTTGTCCGATTTTTCCCAAGTGTCGCCGACGGCGCCGCCATACGCTTCCACAATGCCGGTCACGTCCAGCAGCCAGTTGCGAACGTTCTCGCGATCTTCACCAGAGGGACCGAACAGGAACTCCCCGAGCGGCCCACCGCCGGGAATCTTGCCGACAGCATCGGCCAAGATCTGGGCGTTCTCGGCTGCGTAGACGAAGTCGTCAGCAAGCCGACCGCCAACGGTGATCGACAAATCTTGCAGCTTGTCGTTCAGCTCATCCATCCGCGCCCGGTACTTGCGGGCACGCTGGAGTTCTTCCTCGCTGATGATCTTCGCGTCAGACACACCCTCAAGTGCGACCTTGACGTCGTTCGCCGACATCTCGAGCAGTTCGGCGACTTCGCCGTAGCTCTTGCCGAACAACTCCTGCGCGGCCTTCGCGCGCTTCGTCGGATCCTCGATCGCGCCAATCGTCGTGGCCGCGTTGATGAAGGTGGCGTTCGCGTCGACAATGCCGTCTTTGGTCTTGACGATCTCGACGCCGTACTCCGACAGTGCGGGCTTGCCGTCAGCAATCGACTTGTTCAGCTTCTGGAACGCACCCTGAATCGTCCCAGCCTCGATGCCGATGTCACCGGCAACCTCGATCCAGCGCGATGCGTCCTCCACCGCGAGGCCCGTCGCATCAGCAAACTTGCCGGCGCCGAGTGCTGCATCCTGAAACGCGTTGACGGCCTTCACGCCGAACGCCACCAGAGCGGCACCCGCGGCGATCGCAGCCGGTGCAGCGTTCTGCTTCAGCATGTCGCCGATGCCTTTGGTGCCAGCCTTCAGCTTGCCGGTGGCGCCCTCTGCGTCGTTGATGTCCTTCTTCAGCTTGCCGAACGAGCCCTTGTCGTCGACCTCGAAGAGTACGCGGATCTTTTCCGTAAGCGCCACGTGTCCTCCTCGTTAACCGAAGTGCTTGCGAAGCACTTTGCTCGTGTGCTTGCGGGCCACGTCAGGGAGCTCGCGCTCCATCTCCGTAGACGCCTTGGTCCACGAGCCCTTACCGCGAGACGCCGACACCGGACGGCCGCGGCGAGACGTGCCAGCCTTGCGGCCCTCGTTCAGCACCTTCACCGCACCACGCGCCCGAGGGCGAGGGCCGATCTCCAACGTCGACGGGTTCAGATTGTCGAACCTGACGCCGAGGTTGATCGGCCGACCGCGCCGCCAGTTCGACAGGGTGAGGTCGCCGCCGGCGTCGGATTGAATCGCCGAGTTGCCGATCTGCTTGCCCTTCATGCCAACGGCACGCATGAGCGACTCGTCGGACAACTCTTTCTCGATGCGCTGCACCTTGCGGGCAAGACCGGCGAGAGAGTCGGTGGTCACGGCGGCTCCTAAATGCTACGACGTTGCTCTCGTAACGGCGCCCGTGACGGGGAACGTCAGCGACTTCATCGCCAACTCACCGACAGCGCCACCGATCGACGCCTGCGTGATCAACACGGAGCCGGTGTACTTCGGGTTCGAGGCGCCGACAGATGCCGACGTGCCGCGCACCTCGAACGTGACGACAGTGCCGAGCAGCGGCCACAGCACCGAGTCGACCGCAGACGACGCGACGTCGTCCTGAAACTCGATCGCGAGCGTGCCGGACTTCAGGCCGCCAATGACCTCGGTCCAGCCAGCCGACGCGAAGTCGGTCGTGTCGAGCTCGGCGACATCGACGGTGAGCGTCGACGACTTGATGTCGGCGGAACGGTCGGCGCCATTGAGGGCCGTGTACTGGGAAGTAAGTGCGAACACAGCCATGTCATGGCTCCTTCATTTGGGGGGAGGTTGAGGGGGTCAAGCGATGCCGGCTGAGACGCCGAACGTGATGGTGCCGGTGCCGGTGATCGTGTAGACACAACGCCAGTAGTCGTCTGTCACCGCACCAGCGACCGAACCCCACTGGTAACCACGAGCCGTTGCCGCAGTGAACGACGTGATCCGGTTCGTTGCCGACGAGAACCCGGCGTTGTCATCTGACTGAACCGACAACGTCATCGACGCCGTACCGGTCCGGTCCAACACGTGCAGCGCCACATAGAGCGACTGCGACGCAGACAGGGCGCCGAGCTGGTAGCCGGTGCCGTTGCCGGTCGACGAACGGGCAACCGACGTCGGATGGATGCGTCGGCCACGCACAAGCGGACCGGTCGACGTCTTCGCCGTGATCGACGACATTGCCAACTCACCAGGCGCACCCTGGAGCGGCGTGTACGACGTGGCGAGCGTGCGCCCGAAGTAGGTCACCGAACCGTCAGCGGAACCGATGCTCAACGACTGCGGCACGTCCGCGGTGGCGAAGTAGCCCTGCAATGTCTCGTCCAGACCGAGCGTGACAAGGTCGGCCATCAACTCGGCCTGGAACGTCCCCGTCTTGAGGCCAGCGATGACCGTCGTCCATCCAGAGGTGGACAGGGCGGTCGTATCGAGTGCGGTGCATTCGGCGTTCGCGGTCACGCTCTTGGCGTTGCCTGCCACCTCAATCGAACCGACGAGGTACGAGATGTCGACGTTTGCGTAGACGGCCATCAGGCTTCAGCTCCAGACTTGCGGCACACGACACGCAGCGGGAGCGTGGCCGTAACATTGATCGCGTCGTACTCGGACACACCAGACACAACAACCGTCTCGACCACACCGCCGAGCGTCGGGTCTTGCAGTAGGGCGTCGATGATCGACTCGCCGTTACCGGTGCCGACCGACAGGAAGTCATCAAGGCGACGCACCGCACCGCCGTCGATGTTGGCGACGTCGACGATCAGGTCGAAACGGACTTCGGCGACACCGTTGCCGGTGCTGTCCGTCATCGTCAGCCAGTAGTCGATCGGGTCAGCCGGGGCGAGCTCCAACCGGATCACCGGTGCCGGCTTGCCGTCGCCGAACTCGTCGATGTTGACCTGACGTTGCGGGCCACCGGCGAGATTCGCCCGCAACTGGGCGCCGATCGCCTCACGAATCGTGGACAAGGTGAGGGCCATGTCATGCCCCGATGAAGTCGATGATGGTCAACCCCTGGGGCGACCCGTACTGCTCGATCGTCTTCGCCACCGTCGGGTTTAGGCGGGCAGAGAACGCAGCCTGTTCGGTCGCGGCGACGATGC